AAATTAAGGTCATTTCCTGAAATTGAACTTGAATAAAAGAGGGATTCAAAATTACCATCTACCTCTGCAAAAGTTAACTCAGAACCTTTAACGGATCTTAATACAATAGACATATATTTTTATTATAAATATCCAAAAAAAATATTATATTACTATCTTTTAAAGATCATTTACATTAGATACTACTTCAGTTGTAAATACAACTTGGACGGCATTACTGAATTTTTTAATAGATGCTAATTGTTTTTGAATGTTATCTGGTACTATATATCCTCTTAATGTTAAGGTAAAGTTTGTTTTCACTATTCTTTCAGCACCAACTGGTAATTCTGTGTTGGTTTGGAATGAATCTATTCTAGCTCTAAATTTAAATCGTTCAGGATTTCCCCAATATGAATCTGAAGCGTAATTCATTGCTTCAACTATTTTGTTCATTTGTTCAACGTAATATGTTGATATAATAAAGTCGTATGTTACTGTTACGTAATCGGGCATTACAACAGCATAATATTCTTTTTGAGGTTTTCTATTATTTAAAACATTGAAATTGTTATATTCGTCTCTTTTACTATATGACTTTTCAAATACTTCTATATTATTTGGAAAGTTAGCATCTAATTTATTACCTACAGATCTATCTTTTGTTATATTATTACGTTTAAATGTGATAATAGGCATCATGATAGCGCCTGATAGGTCTCTATAATATCCATCTTTTTGAATTTGTTTCCACCTTTCAGAAGCACCATATATAACAGGTACTTTTTGAGCTACTCCGTTTTGGATTACTGTAGGTTTGATTACATTTTCAAGATAGTACATTACGGCTTCATCAATGTCTTGGATACCTAAAGTGAAAGGTTTTGTGGTATCATCTCTGAATGATACTTGATTACCTCTATTTTTAGGGTCAAATTGCATATCATTAGGATTACCGTACCTTTGATCGTAAGGTGTTTGGAGAGATGTACTAATCTCTTTCTGTGTTTTAGGTATTGGTTTTTTTCCTTTCTTTGCCATATTATACTAGTCTTTCTCTTGTAATTCCTACTTTATCAGCAGGAACATAATGTGTACTACAAATAATTGAAATATTTGATCCAAAATTAGTTAATCCAGGATTTAATGGGTTTGGTTCATTTGGGAAATCTGGGTCTTTACCCATAAAGAATCTGTTAGCATTTGTATTGTCTATTTCATAGTATGAAGACTCATATAATATAATATCTCCAACTTCAGGAACCAAATTAGCTCCATATAAAGAATTAGTGTTAAAATCTTTAGCTTTATCTAATAGATCATCTCTTAAAAATTTAAATGTGATATCCCATTGGAAATCTGTACCTAAATCTGTTATTGGGGATGCTTGTTCTTGTCTTTCTATTAAACAGTTAAGTATAACAGGTCCCATATAAAATTTTCCACTTGCAGCTTCACCATAGATATTGGTTTTAGTTTCTTTGAGTGAAAATTTATAGAAAGAACACTGTTGAGTTATGATGTTACCCATCAATTCTCTGTTCAAGTGTCTAAATAAAGATATGTCGCGTTGACCTCCGTATAATGCCATATTATCCTATATAAATTGGGAAAGGTACTTGTTGCAATTCTTTTGTTCTGTAATCTGTTTCTAATGCTCTTCTTTCCATTAGTTTTTCTCTAGATGTCTCATCTAAATATGCTCTTAATCTGTCTACTAAAGCTACTTTTTCTGTTGAACCAGCTGATACTAAATCTTGTGAATTTAGTGCTACAGAATCTCCTGGAACTGGGATTTGTGTATATTTTCCTCTTACATATCCTAACATTTCTTTAGCTAATGCTAAAGTGTATTCAAATATCCAACTTCTACCTACTGAGTTTATTTGTGAGTATGTAGGGTCAGCATACGGGACATTAGATACATTAGTAATTAAAGATGACCCGGATAAATTAATACTATTATTTAATCTTTCAGATTTAAGTAAATATTGGAAATATAATTTTGTATCTCTATTAGGGATAGGGAATATTCTTAGATTATTATTTTGTAATTCAAATGAATAATTTGCCTTTCTAACTTGATCATTTAATTCAATACCTTGAATTTTTTGCATATCAAAACTTATAGGCATTAATAAGAAGTTAATGGCTGGTGAGTAATTACCCCATCCGAATCCATCCATCATATTCATCATACCAGTACCTGTACCAGCATATGGATCAAAATATCTTGCAATTGCTGGTGGTGCTTCATAAAATACTCTTTTTAATTCAAGGTCACCTTGTGATATACCACTTGAACTAGCCCATGTAGTTAAATCATAATCTTGAACTCCAGGGATTAAATCTATTGAACCAGTATACCAATCTGTATTACCTCCAGTTCCTGCTTCTGTACCATATTGTTCTGATAGTCTAATTACAACTCCCATATTTGGAGTAATTAGAGCATTGTTTAAGTTATTAGTATTTGATGCTCCTTCTAAAGATAAATAATCTTGTCTTATTTTATAAGCATAAACTTCGTTACCATATGTTGTAACAGCATCTTCAAATGCTGTATAGAAATTTATATCTTGAAGTTCTACATTAATTATAGGATATCCTAGTCTTTGAGCACAAAATTTCGCTACTTTGTCTGCATCTGTTTGAAATTGGTAGTCGTAATCATAAAATCCAAAAGGAGTATTTCCTGGGAAAAATGAAGATGAGCCGGGCCATATAGGTATATTTGCCATTATGTATTTTAGTTATAAATATCCAAAAAGAATATTATATTACTATTTTATTTTATTACATTGTCATATATATTGCTGAAAACCATGTACCTGATCCTGCGCTATTACCTTGTTGGATTCTTACAGAATTAGCAGTTCCTTGATATGCTGTGAAATCTACATAATCCGTTGTTCCATTAAGATATACTATTTTAGTTCCAAATAAACTAACTCCACTTATATTTGTGGATGGTTGTTGGATTATCATTTCTTGATTACCATTAACTCTCATTTGTACGTTTAATTGGACTGTATTATCATTTGGATTTTCAAACCATACTCCTAAAGAAACTGTATAATATCCTGCGATAGTAGGAGTAAATCTGTATGTACCTGAATTCCACCATCCTTGAGGATCATATTGATCTATAAACTCTATTATTGTATCTGTCATTGATGATATTAATTGATCTCCACCTAATATTCCTTGAGCAAAATATGCGTTATTTGTTAACTTAGATGTTTCTGAATATGAAGCTGTTACTGCATATGAAGATGATATTGCATTTCTTGCCCAACTTGATGTTCCTTGAAGTGAACCTGTAAATGAATTTGCTATTACACTACCTGTAACTGATAATATTGAACCATTAAAAGATAAATTTGCCTCTCCATTTAGTTCTGGGGTAGTACCTGTTGCTGTTATAATTCTATTATCAACATTTGTCCCACCAACAAAGCTAACACCTCCTCCACCTCCACCTCCACTAGTTAAAGCATAAGATGATGTAAGAGCATATGAAGATGATAATACTGAACCGGTTATACCAGCTGTTACTGTAAGTGATCCTGTAATTGTGGAATTTCCTTGAGAGAAATAACCGTTTTTTATTATAAATTCGTTTGGCATATTTTTTTATCTTTTCACTGTCCAAGATGTATGGTTATACATATTGTATTAGAGGCCAAATCGTCCTTTGGTAGCGTTGTAATTTTGTAGGATTTCTGTTGCGGATAAGGTGCGGTTATAGATTTGAACATTTGCTATATTTCCCTTAAATGGATCGGGAGGAGGAGATATTCTTCTTATTCCTAATAGTGTTCTTTGATTAGATAATGTACTTGATGTTAAAGTATTAGATAATATATTAGTACTTTCCTCTACTCCGTTTATATATATTTTCATACCAGAAGCATTACTAGTACCATCGTATGTTCCAACAATATGATACCATGTGTCTGTATTAATGCTATTTAATGTTTCTATAGCTATATCATTTGAAATTGAACTTCTTAAACCTATTTCAATATTTGCATTTATATTGATATTTAATCTATACCCGGTGTATAAAATATTTTCGTTATTGATTATTTGGTTATCACTTACACTTGGACTTTTTACCCATGATGATAAGGTAAATGGATCTGTTTGATCAAATTGGATTTGATTTTGAATCTCTACAAAATCATCCATCCCATCAAATACTATACTACCACCATTACCACTGTTAAATGTAGGTCCATTTCTTAATGTTCCATTGTTTTCCCCTCTACTTAAATCAGACCATACAGTTCCACTACCAGGATATGACCTGGTGTTTGCTGCGTCTAGATACAACACTAAACTATCGGTTACTATATTTGGCCCTCCATTTATAGTACTCATAGTAACATAGGATTTGGATTTGTCCATTCCGGTGTATCCATGATCGCTAAAATTTCTTCATAAGTGTATGGACCCTCAGATGTTGTTAAAGCAGCAACACTTGAAGGCATATCTCCATCCCATTTTACAAATGTTTTTGTTTGATCTACCGATTTTCTTACTGTATCTATAGATGTTTCTTGCACTTGAGTAAAGTCTATAGTATCGAGCTCAGATACGTTGAATATCATAAATTTTCTATTTTCGTAATCTTGTAATATTTGTTCCATATGTTTATATTTTTATAGACCATAACGGCCTTTGGTTGCGTTGTAGTTTTGGAGGACTTCAGATGGAGTGAGAGCACGGTTATAAATAAAAACTTGTGATATATCTCCCTTAAATGGGCCGGAAATAATACTAAATTCCACACCTATTCTCATATTACTTGTACTTAAAGGAGTTGATGATACAGTACCACTTATTGTGTTAGTTATACCATTTCCATATATGGTATTAGTCGTTCCAGACCTAATAAATGACATGTAATTCCATTGCCCATCAGTTAAGGTAATATATCTTCCATATGGTGGTGAACTTTCTCTTATACCACC